CAATTAAATAAATCATGCCGACAGCCACGCCTCCGCCAACAACTAAAGACACCCCTCCAACTGCAATGTCGTGCATCAGCTTTTCACGTTCTTTGCGCTTCTTGTTCAACATGGCTTGGTGAGCCTTCCTATCTTTTTCTTGTTGAAAAATCGCATCGTCATAGCTTTTCAAAAGGGCTGGATCTGCCACCAATAGGAGATCACGCAAATCTTTTTGGTATCGCTCCTGCGACCTGCGAAGCATTTGCAGCTTCAATATGTCGTTCTTGCTTAGAGGGCTGAACGTCGAAGACTTGCGGTCAACCTCAAATACGTTAAGCGCCTCGCCAAAATCAGACACCAAGGCCATAGCCTGATCGACATTCGCCTTACCCTCATTAACGTTTTGAATGACCGTATTGATCTGCTGGAGCAGCATTCCAGCGGCGGCAACAGATTCAATAATGATGGCGGCTTACCCCATTAAAAACTGGGGTAGAGCAACAGCTAAAACAACAGCGGCGTACACCCCCCAGATCATTGTTTCGAGTCGATCAAAACGTGCCTTGCCGTCGGACAACTGCTGCTCGATGGCTTCATAACGCAAGGCACATTCTTTCTCGTGCCCTTCAATTTTTTGTATCGCTTTCTCCGTTGGTGTCATTGCGGCTTCCTGAAATCAGTCACAATTGCAGGCGTTGATTTGTGCTTAGTGACTTCGACGCACAACTCGTTCTTCAGCGTTTCTCTAGCTATTTCGTGAAGCGCTACTGCTCGCTGCGCGTCCATCAATGCAATTTCTGCCTCGGCGTGCAGCGCGAACAACTGCTGAGCTTGCTCACTTAGCTCGGCCAGCTTGTACTCTTTGCCATCCACTGTGATTGATTCAATCTGTTCCATTTCTACCCCTAATCGATGTGGTTTAAGTCGTAGCCGATGGTGCGAAATGTGTAGCTGGCCAACGGCTGATTTGAGTCCACAGCATCCGTCATGCCCCAAGACCCAGTGACATCTTGCGTTGTTGTTTCGCCGCTCTCGATCCAATTTTTGATCTTATTGCCCTTCTCGATGATTTCGCTTTCGTAACGATTCACGCCTTGTGATTTGAGCCATTGGTAGTATTCCAGCGTCTGAGCTTTGTCGAAGGCGAACGACTTACTGCCGCTGGCGTTTGGCGCAGCAAGCCAGTAGCTGCAGAGG